GTGAGAGATTCTCCGTAGTACGCAGGTAGCGAGAGGCAACCGAGAGCCTTATCGGATCGAGGTAAACTGTCCTTGATCCGGTCAGGTATTAGAGCCTCCATTTCTTCCACTAACCAGTGGTAGTGTTGGTTATGGGCGTTACGAATAACGTCCAGCCAACTGGAGATTCCCTCGGGTGTTTCCTTTAGCTCCAGAGATGCCAAATAGAGAGGAGTTACCTCCAATCCATTGAAGGCGTCCATTCCGCAAGATTCACGGAACGTCCCCGTTGAATGGGTTTTCATCCAGTTCACCTTGAGCTCAAAGAAACTCAAAGCGTTGGCTAAAGGTATGACTGCACATGACGGCAAAATAATGTCGTCACCAAAGACTCGGGTACCTCGCACAACGTCATCGATGGTCCGGTTATTGACCGGACTTCTACTCCAGTAAAGAGTAGACGCAATCGCTATGATTGCGTAAACAATCGATTGTACGGGGAACGTCGTACCATTTCCCATCGGGGCATACTTCTTGAGTTTCAAAAAGTATGGATCACCGATTCCCGTGGCATTAAAGATCCACCGGGATCGTGACGCATGGAGCGCTTCCATTAGGGCAGGTGCCCTTCTGAAGATACGCTCGATGAGCCAACAGGAGAGTCGATCGGACGCTGCAGACAAGTCCACAGTGGCCAGATGGCCCCCCCTACTCGCGGCGAGACAGGTAACCCTTGAGGGTTCCTGGTCGCGAAAGTCTAGGGAGTGGGAAAGTGGATCAGGGAGATTATCTCTCATCCACCCCATCAGTCCAAGTTGAATGAACTGATGCGACGTAGGTTCAGAAGCTACCATTCGTGGACCTTTCAGGGTCTTCGGAACGGCAAGAAGCCGAACCGGAGGTTCTCTGTTAGGAAAGTAGATAGTATCTTCCGAAAGAGCCAATGCTCCTCGTTCAGCCGAACATGCGAAGTAAGAGTGTGGAAACACCCTTTCTAGCTTGCTCGGCCACGTAGGAAAGAGGTACTTGTCAGTACCTCTCCTTGCATCAGCCACTACACCGGGTCCGTGCTTAGGATAGACGTCCCGCCAGTCGAATTCCGCTTTCCACCTCGACATGAGGTTGTCGGCGACAGACTGGACCGTCTTAAGTAGACGGCCCATGGCCTCCCCGTATGTGAGATCACCAGTCAACTTCTCCCCGCGCCTTACGGCAACGGTAAAGTAAGCTGCGATGAAATCGTCGTGGAGGTCAGCTTTAGGGTCAAACGAGTCAAAGACGGTGAGCCCAAGCTTGACGGCACGAGTGCCATCAAACTCATCCTCGTCCCAGTTAAGGGTCGGGGACCGAAGCTTTTCGTCGATGCTCTTAAACGCATTAACTTCTGTCAGTATGGCTGCATCGCTGCAAGCCATTTTAGCCTTCTTCGCCAGGTAGAGTACCTGCCGAAGATGCCTAACGTCGGAAGTATCCGCGTCTACTTTGAGTCTACCCTCATCGTCAAAAATCCGGGAGAATAAGCAGTAGAGAAACTGCCTACAACCGCCCACCACTCGACCAAAAGAGGTCGGGAGAAGGGACGGATCCAGACGACCAGAGGATAAGGCTTGATCAAGGATCTTGCCTCCCTCGGGCATGTCGATCATGATGAACGACACACCCCTGGTCTTGACGAGCTTCTTGAGACGAGGAAGATCCTCGTCCTTCAAAGGTTGGTGCAGATCATGATCTCTCGCTCCAATGTCGTCAAACAGTGAAGCAAAGAGAGTCAGACCTGACACGGGCTTAGTCCTTTTCATACAAGCTCCCTTTCAAAGGAGGTTGCATGACTAAGAGGCGAGCCCGGAAAGCACTTCTGCCAGCCGCTTCACACTGAATACGATGTGAATCGTATAAGGTTCAGTGAAAACGGTGATAAGTCCGAGGAGGATATCAGACAAAGATTCCTCCTACGACTGGCGGCCAACCACCTTGGTAATGTTGCCATCCGTAAGGAAGTCAACAATCGCCTCAGCAGCGTCCTCAGAATTTTCAGAATCCTGAGGGAGACCATCAGTCCGGATAGACATCCAGGCCGATGTACGTCTCAAAAACGCATGCGTTGTGGAATCAAACGAGTCCACATCGAGACGAACCAAATGTGATTCGCCATCGGCGCCGATTGCGGGGACATTGTGCTTAA